ACCTGTGATGGAAGAGCAGCAGGCAGAGAATCCACTTGGCTGGACCTTAGAAAAGGTTCTTGCTCACAAGTGTATACCGCATCCGATCATCGAGACTCCTACCGAGGAGTGGTTAAGGAAAGCGGTTGCAAAGCTGGGTGCTGACGAGATTGGCAGGAGGTTAACCAACCGGGATGTCCGGGTAGCTGCTGAACTGGATGACCCTTTTCGGTATGCCCATGAACCGGACCACTGGAAGGCTGCTGACGGGGTATTGAATGACCGGGATGAGGTATTGGTATTGGGTGGTAACCGCAGTGGTAAAACCGAATGGGCTGCTCGTCGTGTTGCTCAGATGTTGGTTGGGTATGAGCGTGGAGAGGTTCCTTGGCCGCAATGGATGCGGGACAGGTGCCACAGGCGAGGCTTAAAGATCTGGTGCCTCCATACCACCAACCAGTCGTCAATAGCATTCCAGCAGAATGTGGTGTACAAGTACCTCCCTAAAGAGCTTAGAAACGCTAGGAAGAGCAAGTACACCAACCTGTCGTACAGCCAGAAGAACGGGTTCTCTGACAACACTGGGGTATACGATACGAATCAGGTTTGGTTCCTGAACTATGCTCAGGATAAACAGGTTATTGAGGGTGGTGAACCGGATCTAATCTGGTGTGACGAGCTTGTACCTCAAGACTGGCTGGAGACGCTTAGGTATCGTCTGGTGACCCGACAGGGTAAGCTACTGCTTACGTTTACACCGATTCTTGGTTACACCCAAGTTGTGAAGGAGTATGTGGCTGGCTGTAGGTTTACCGACTGGCTTAAGTCAGACTTGTTACCGGGGCAGAACGTAGCCGGGGTCCCAATGGGCCATATGCCTTTCAAAGCAGACGCCAGAGCGGGACGTGCTGGAATTGTCTGGTATCACACTAAGATGAACCCCTTCTCGTCTTTCGAGACGATGGAGAGAACCCTAAAAGGAAGAAGCAGCTATGACATCAAAATTCGTGCATATGGTTGGGCTGAAACAACTGCTGGAAGCCAGTTCCCTAACTTCAATGAACATTCCATCGTTCCACACGATAAAATTCCAACCGAAGGAACGAACTTCATGGTTGTGGACCCAGCGGGCGCAAGAAACTGGTTTATGCTGTGGGCAAGAGCAACCCCGGATGGAAAGCTATACATCTACCGGGAATGGCCGGATGACACTTACGGAGAATGGTCTCTTCCTTCAGAACGCCCAGATGGTAAGCCCGGTCCCGCTCAACGGGCTGGGGCTGGCAGGGGTGTAGCTGATTACTGTCAGTTAATTACTGACTTGGAGGGTGACGAGGAGATAGAGGAGAGATACATTGACCCTAGAGCCGCTGGCACCCCTACAGCCTCCAAGGAGGGCGGTATAACGCTTCTGGATCTACTAGATGAGTCAGGACTCACCTTCGTGCCTTCAGTGGGTGTTTTGGTCGATGAACGGGTCTTGTTAATCAATGACCTACTTTCCTTTAATAAGGCTGAAGAGATCAGTGCTGAAAATACTCCGCGACTTTTTGTGTCTGATCGGTGTTCTAACCTGATTTACTCTTTGAGAGAGTGGACCGGGGTAGATGGGCAAAAGGGTGCTTCCAAAGATCCTATCGACTGTTTGGGGTATATTTGCGTGATGGGACCGAAGTACCAGCGGGCTGGTGGGTTTGCAAACATGATCACAGTCAAGCATGGAAGCTATTGACGAGTGCGAGGTTGAAGAGGACATAGATCCTTGGCTACTCAGCCCTAAGCTGGCTTGTAAGACTTTGGGTATTTCACGTCCAACCCTGCTAAAATTGGTTAGGGATGGCGTACTACCCTTTGTGACTACGCCAGGCGGGCATAGAAGATACCTGTCGTTAGATGTTGAAAGGATTTTGAATGAAAGAAGAGAGTGTTGACCAACTAGCAATGTTTGCTGACGAACCCGACATCAACGTCCTTTTGGACGAATGGCGTAGGGCTTGTTGGACTGGACTGGATGGAGCCCGTGTAAATGGGCTTGATGACATTCGCTTTGCTCGTTGGTCAGGGCAAACTGACGATGGGAAGAAGCACTCCCAGTATCGAGACAATGGTAACCCAGCTTTCCCGTTTGAAGGTGCTTCGGATGTACGTTGTAGGCTGGCTGATTCAGTCTGTAACGAGCTTTCAGCACTGCTTTTAGCCACCTTTTCTAGGGCAGACATCCGTGGCTCAGCCACTGAGATGAGTGATTTGCCCATTTCTGGCGCAGCTACAACGCTGCTTAAGTGGGTTAGGGACAACAAGTTGCAACGGGAACTGCTGCGTGAGGCAGAATTGGCGGCTCAGTACGCCACTCAGTACGGTTGGGTAGTGATGTTCACTGGTTGGGAGCAAAGATTGGGTCTTCGCAAGCAGAAATTCACGTTTGAAGAGTTCGCAATCAACTCTCAGCGGTTTGAACCGGGCAGTTTGCTGGCTCAGTTGCCAGAATTGGTGTCTAATCCCGAGTCAGAAGACCAAGCTGCCACCATTTTTCAGGGTATCATCCCTGATTTGGAGCTTTCTGACGCAAAAGAACTGGTTCGTGACCTTCGTGAGACTGGATCTGGCTCATACGAGCAGGAGTATGTGTCCAAAAACCTGCCATTGGTGCTTGCACTGAAGCCTTGGGACGAGATTGCCTTCCCTCCAGAGACAATTGACCTGCAAAACGCTCGTGTCATCTTCCGGCGTTGCTGGCACACCGAGGTTGAATTGCGCGAGAAGATCGAATCTGCTGGATGGGATGCTGAGTGGGTCGAGAATGCTGTTAAGTCTGGCAATTCCTACAGCACAGACAACCTGATTGGCTTTGAAACAGCCTCAACATCGCTGGCTTACCGGGAAATTGACCGGAAAAACCTGATCGAGGTGGTTTATGCGTACACCAGGTCGCTGGACGACGGTAAACCCTGCATCTACTACACTGTTTTCTGCCCCACGATGGCAGCAAGCAAGGCTGACATCCCTCAGTACGCTATCCATGAGCTTCTCGACTACGCACACGGAGAGTATCCCTTCGTAGAGTTCCGCCTAGAACGCACAAAAAGGGCTGTAGCAGACTCGCGTGGAGTCCCAGAGGTAGTTGCTACCGATCAGGACGAAATCAAAGCACAGCACGATTCTCTGCGCGATAGAACGGCATTTGAAACACTGCCTCCTATCCGTGTTGTTAAGCGTGTTGGGCAGCCAACCAAGATTGGCCCCGGTGTACCGCTGCCCGTCACTCGTCCTGACGACTACACCTTCATGGACCCACCAACTCGCGCCCCTCAGACGTCTTTCAGCCTGATCGAGCGTGTGGAAGCGAATGTTGCCAACTACTACGGCTTGAATCACCCGGCGGTTGTCCCGGTGAAGGCCCAGATGCTTCAGCAGGTCCGTGTGAATGCATGGCTTAACACTTGGGCGACTGTATTCCGTCAGATGTTCGCGCTTTGCTTGCAATACATGCCAGCCGAGGAGATTGAGCGTATCACCGGGATGCCTATGCCACAGAACCGGACTGACATTGAGTCAGCTTTCGACATCAACGTGAAGTTTGATGTGCGAGAATTGTCTACAGACTTTGTCGCTGAGAAGTTGGCAAACATCAGCAAGTTTGTGGTCCCAATGGATGCCGGTGGTGTGGTTGATCGGAACAGGTTGGTACGCATGTTCATCGAAGCAATCGCTCCCGAGACAGCTTCTGACCTTATTATTGATCAAGGCCAAGCATCTGAACAGATGTACAGGCAGGTACAGTCTGACATTGGCTTGATGATGCTTGGTGCTGAACCTCTCTACACTGAGAACGATCCGGCAGCTAAGATGAAGCTGCAAATGGTTCAAGACAACATCTCTAAGAATCCCAAGGCGCAGGCTGCTATGCAGCAGGATCAGCTATTTGCTGCCTTGTTTGAGAACTACGTTAAGAACCTACAGATGTCCTCGATGCAGCAGGAGAATGCGTCAATTGGACGGCTGGGTGTTTCACCTATTGCTCCGAAACTTCAAGCTGGCTCTGGACAGATGGCACCTTCTGAGGGATAGCATTAACTTGGCTTGCATGGTGTGCGGGGAGATCCCGTAACGGGTTTTGTGATGTGACCCTTTGAAACACAAGCCACTTCTTTTTATGATTAAGCTCTACGGTGAGCAGTTCGCTGGTTATAATCAGCCAAAACGTACTCCCAGCCATCCAAAGAAAAGCCATGCTGTGGCTGCCAAGGAGGGTGACAAGGTTAAGCTGATTCGTTTTGGTCAGCAGGGTGTTTCTGGTTCACCAAAGAAGGAAGGTGAATCTGAGGCTTACAGGAAGCGAAGGGAGTCATTTAAGGCTCGACATGCTAAGAACATTGCGAAGGGTAAGATGTCCGCGGCATATTGGAGTTCTGTTACTAAATGGTAGCTTATGGAAGAAGAACACATCAATCAGCTAAGAAAACTAACTGCCGACGAGTTTCGAGAGCTGGCAAAAGCCAAGAACTCTCCACTCTGGAAGGTAGTTTTGGACACTATTGCTGCCAACCTTGAGGTTGAACTGTCAGTTGCTCTGGCTGAATCAACCCCATCTGAACTGCGTGGATACACTGCTGGAAGGGCAGCAGCATTAAGGGATCTTAGCGCAGCATTAGTAGACTTGCAGAAGTACGCGCAGACTGAACACTTCTCTTGACGCAAGAAGATTCTGAGTAGCAATTCTTGCTCAAACCTACCGGGAGGTTAATCCCGTGCCTTAATTTAGCCTCCTCTGGGTGGAGGCGTAAAAACTCCCATGACTAAAGAAACCGAAACGGGCAATGAAGCTCCCGATAAACCGCTTCAAGACGCACTGGGCATCCTCGATGACGATAAGTTAGCGGGGGTCTTACGGGATAAGTTCCTTACCAGCGAGGAACAAAAGACTCAACCTGAGCAGGAAGCTCAAGATGAGCCTGAGTCAGAAGATACTGAAACGGAGTCTTCTGAGGAGGAAACCGATCTTTCACAGGAAGCGGATGAACAAGCCGAGTCTGATGAAGTGGAGGAGTCTGAGGAGGAGGAGGAAGATAAACCTTCCCTGCCAAAAGGTGTCCAGAAACGCATCAGCAAACTCGCTGCTAAGAAGAAAGCTGCTGAAGAAAAGGCTGAAGCTGCTCTAGCTAAAGTCAAAGAGTTGGAAGCTAGGCTTAATGCCAGTGAACCTCAGAAGAGTGAGCCACGGCAGGAGCCAAGTTCTGACTTCGTGCAAGCTCTAAAGAGCGTGGATGATGTGGACAGGGAGATGAAAAGCGCCTTGGACATTATCCTGCTTGCAGAGGCTAACCCCGATGGTGTCGTCCTTAAAGTGGATGGACAAGAGCGGGAGTTTACCTCTGAGGAACTCAAGGAGATGAAGCTCAAGGCTATCAAGTTCCGTGAATCTGAACTCCCGGCTAGGAAGCGTTATCTGGAAGCAGAAACGCAGGTCGAGAAGCAGATCCTGAACGAGTACCCTTGGTGGAATAAGCCCGATTCACCCGAATATGGCATTGCCAGTCAGGTGATTAAGGACTTCCCGCAGATTAAGCAGAAGCGACCCGACTGGAAGCACGTTGTTGGTCTGTTTGTTGACGGGATTATCTATCGAAACTCCCTCAAGTCACAGGCTGAACAAAAAGCTGTCACGCAGACCAAAGTGGTCAAGAAAGCGCCAGCGCAACCGGGGTTAACTTCAGCGGGTAAACCTACTCAAACGCAGAGTGAGATTGCAAAGGCTAAGGCTAAGTTCAAGCGTGACCTGTCATCCGATTCGCTCGCCCAAGTGATTAAAGCTATGGGCATTTAACGCAAGGACATACTGTTATGGCACTACTTACTGAACCCAATGTTGTTGGAAAACGCGAAGATCTTATGGATCTGATCGCGTTGGTTGACGCTAAGGATACCCCCTTGGTGTCTATCGCGAAAAAAGGAGCCAAGCCCGGGAATACCTATTTCCGCTGGCAGGCTGACTCCATGCCTTCCGTGAAGGCTGGGGGCATCGTGGACGGCACTGACGTGACGGCTTACGACAACTACACCAAGGATGGCGGCACCAGCTTCCGCGCAGAACTGAGCAACTACGTTCAGATCTTCCGCCGGGCTGTTCGTGTGTCTCCTCTCTCTGAGGATGTAGCTGTTATCGCTGGTGTGCGTGATGCGCTGGCCTATGAAGTCGCTAAGGGTGTTAAGGTACTCAAGCGGGACATGGAAGTGGCTTTCTGCTCTAACCAGACTGCCAACAGCGATAACGGAACGACTCAGGGTTACA